AATCAGTTTTAAACTCTAGTGACTCCACATATTGAGCGATATTTCCAGCCGGTTCTAACTTTTGTCCTTCAGCCAAAGTATAGTCGCCAAGGCTAGCCATAACATCGATTCGAACCTGACAGCCTGCTGGAGGCATCATACCCATAGAACCATCACCAAACTTGACTCCAAGTTGTTCTGTAGGTTTATATGCCAATGAATAGTGCTTACTCTTGTCTCTGGACATTCTAAATAATGGGTTATATGTCCATTTTTCTTCTACGCCATCTGTAATAACATAAACATCCAGGCTGGAGACTTCTTTTGTTAACTCTCTGGAAAGCAACAATGTCAGAAATAAAGTTTCCTTCTCAATATCAAATGTAACGCTAACAGCTTCATGCTGTTTAGTTTCTACGCCAGAAACAGTTCCTCCAGCAGGAATTACAACACTATTAATAATTGCCAAAGGTGTTTGGTCATTGGCAAGCAATTCAGCCCCGGCTGGTAACGTAATATCCCGATCAGTTTTATTAGTTATAGACGTTGTTCCGTATGAAGCACTAACAAATCGCCCTACGTAACTACGGTCTTCAGCAACCGCTAAAATACTTGAGCGGCGCGTAGCCGTTGAAATAAGTCCCTCAGTGAGGCCGCGGCTTGCAAATGTACGGGCAATATAAATAAGCTGTGATCCGAATATAGCGTGCATCTGCACAAACTGACTATTTACAAATCGTGACCACCATGTGTTTTCATTTAACTTAGCGTTAAATTTGTCCAGTAATTCTGTAATCGTCACGCGCCCACCCCACTTGATTTCTGCATAACAATATCCATGCTCCCACCTTTCGCATAAAAACTAATTAATAAAGAATCTTCAGAAATTGATGTGCAACGAATCCCCTCCACATCCAAACCTGGCAAGTCTTGTCGTAGTTTTTTCATCATTCTCCCTTCAATAGCCACTTCAACTATGTGCGAAGTTTCAGAGCCGAATGGTTCATGCTTAAATTCTTCCATTGGATTCCCCCAAGAGGGTAAACCATAAACACTCCCTTCAGGGGTTCGTAGCCACTCGTCAAGTCGGGCCATCCATGCTGCGGTACTTCCTTCTGCAATAATGACACCGCTCTCATTCGTTTGAAGTCTTGCGTCTATTTCATAAAGCATCTGTATTAATCCTCAAGCAGAGCATCCAGCGACGGGTCATTAATAGTTGTGCTAGCACGTGGTCGCGGTTGCGGCTGCGATGTTTTGACAACCTTATCCGGATCGCCTTTTGTATTGTTCTTGTTCACATTCAGAAGGTCGTTCAGGATAGAGCAGATGTTATCCAGCGCCTTCAACATAGCAGGATCGTTATTTATAGTGTCAGTAGTTAATGGTTGTCTTATTCCGCTTCGTGCGAGATCTGTTACAGTAGGAAGCTGTGGTGGCATAGCAAGAAAAGGTTCTTGCACGGCTGACGCAGAGCCAAATATGGCATTATTGGCTTCGTTTGATATACCTCTAATGCTATCTGCGGTTTGTTGAATACCATTATTCAGCCAACTACCGGCGCTCCTGGTAAGCGGGCTAATAGCCCTCGCAATTGTTGAGTTCTGCCCAGTAGCCTGATAAACCAAATCATTAACAATGCCAGTGCCATCTACCCCACCAATAAGTCGTGAAACGTTATCGCCAATTGCAGGTAACACAGCAGAGCTAATACGTTTCAGACCTGTTAATGACGAGTCAAACAAAGAGCCAAGCACCCCCTTATCTTCACCATCAATTACCTTGTATCCATTGTCATAAACTGGAATCCCCCTTGAGTTTACAGAGATTTTTTCACTCTCACTTGCCGAAGAAACACCGGAAAGAAGATCCACTGAAGGCATATCGCGTTCAGCTTTTGGTCTTTTTTGTAAAGCGTCTCTTATATCAGTTACCTGGCTTGCTTTTTGAAATCCAAAAGATTTACCGGTTAAGCTGGATATCTTTTCAGTAAGAGCCTGATCCATTCCTTTCGCTTTTTCGGAAAGCGAAGATATAGAACCAAACGAAGTCGCCGACGCAAAATCCTTAATCAGGCCAAGGCTTGTACCAGCAATGCTGGTAGCCGCACCTCCAAATAAATTACCTACCCCGCTGTCATTTATAGCGATTAATCTCTCAAGCAGACTTGATGGCGAGCCAGTATTAACATCAACATTCTCTGGATTAATCGGTTGCGATTGATTGCCTGTTTTTTGTGGCTTTTTGACTGCCTGGGCATGTTGTGCAACCTCAATTGGCTGTTGTGTTGCTGTCGGAACGGCATTCAAAACTGGTTGAGCTGGAGATTTTCCATTAGCATATTTTACCTTGCGACCAACACTATATTGCGAATCGCGGGCAATTAGCTGACCACCATTTTCTTTCTGAATTTTATTAATCCGCGCCAATGTTTCGTCAGAGAATTGTCCCTCCCATCGACCAGTGTTTGTGTTAAATGCCCCAAGAGCATTCTTTATGAACTCATTGTTAACCGCCGGGTTTCCACCTTCTTTCGTCGCTATTGCACGAACTAATTGCGTCATAACTTCTGGGTTGCTGACGTCTATTTTTTCATTAGGCGAGACGCCAAGATATTTGCTGACGTTATCAATATATTGATTAGTATTGTTCTCCTTTGGGGGTGCCCATTTGGAAATAATACTGGATACCGTCTGTAGCTTCTGATACCCAGCAGCGGCGCTGGTGCCGTTGTAATAGCTTGACACCTGGTTTGCCAGCGCCCTGATCCCTTCTTCAGGCGTGTTAAATCGCGCAAAACGTTGTTCACCTTTTGCATTTGGTGCTTCCAGCGCAGCCCCTTCCTGATTAGCGAAAACAAGGTTGCCGAGGTTATTATTCCGGTAATTGCGGTTTTTAGCGTTGCTGCCACCAATATTCAGATCCGCTGCAATGGTGTTGCTGGCAGGGGCATTAAATTCAGCCGGGGAAGTATACCCGTGCTCACCAACACCATCTTCACCATCACGCCCGCCTTGTAGCTGCTCACCTAAAGAATGAATCGCATCGACGGTCTTCTTGGTGCCATCCTCAACCGCTTTTTTTACTTGTTTCGTGTTTTCGTCAGTGGATAAAAATGTATCCTTAAGGCTACCAAAAACAGATTTGGTGATATCTACTGCACCGTTAACACCACGAGCAATATCTCCGGTATCAAAATTCTGAAGTTTTTCACCAGCTCTTTCAAATCCTAGCGCAGAAATTCCTTTCCCTATCAAGTTTGTTGCGCCCGACACCAAGCCCCCCATATCGAGCACATTAGCTGTTGCGTAAGCCGTTTTTTGCTGTTCGGATACAGCATCATCGTCACTTAAACCAAAGGCTGCCTTTTGCGCCTCTATATCTGTGTAACCATCTATGGCGTCATATCCAGCCATTGCCAGCGAACCGATGATAGGGACCGCTCTTGCCGCTGTGGATGCTGCTGATTTAACACCTATTTTTGCAGCACTTTTGAGGGCTACAGATTCAGTTTTTTTCTTTGCAATGGCTTCGCCGGTTTTAATGGTAGTATCTTCAGCCACAACACCAGCTGACTTCACGGCCTTAGCAGTATTTTTTGTTTCCTTTGCAATCCCCTTTGATGTATCGCTGATAGTGCTTACATCTTTGGGTTTGCTGATCTTATTTTTAACTGCTTTGGCTGTTCCGACACCAGTGCCAGCTGCAGCGCTACCGGCAGCAACTTTTTCGCCAACGGAGAGTGCTTTTTTCCCAAGATTGTGGCCTTTCCTTTTCGATGTGTTCCGTTTATTTTTTCCCGCCCGATCACCAATATTGATTTTATTTCTTCTGCTTGCTCGATTTTTCCAGAGATCACTTAAGCCGAACTTATTTCCAGAAGACACTGATTTCCGAAGCTTAACTATCTCGTCAGAAACATTTTCCAGACCATCAATTATTTTGTTGTCATTGGTCTGAAGGATTTTGGTTTGCTCTTCTACTGCTTGTGCGGATTTTGTCTCAACAGCGTTATTGAACGCTTTTGCAGATGTTGCTTTTTGAGAATTCACCGCCGCCGGATAAGTAATTACTGGTGATATCGCTTTCGAGGTTGATGTTTCTTTTTTCCCCTTTTCTACCCATTCTTTAAGAGATTCTGCTTTACCTGTGATCTCTTTAGTTATGTCGTACATGCCACGAGCCGCCATCCATAACGGCCCACCAGCACCGACACCAGCTGCATTTGTTAAAGACTCTTCACTGGAAGACTGATTGCCATCTACCCCCATAATGGAACCTAGCTTTCTGAGAAAGCCAGCTTGTAATTTTGCGTCGGCTTTACGTGCGTTCTGCATTTCTTTTTTTCTGGCTACATCCTCATTGCTTTTCTGGGATACAAAACGTCCATTACTATCCCGCAGCGGGCCTTTTAGACTTTGGGGGGATTGTGGTTCAAGAGGGGCTGAATTAGCAGCTACCGGTATAAAACCGTCCGATTTTCGGATGGTCTGACGTGATTGCACGGAGCGAACACTTTCTGGTGTGTTCGTTGCAACGATAGCGCGGTCCACGGTTTGGTTTATCGGTGCCCTTTCCTTTTTAGCAGTGAGACGTTTTTTATATGGGTTAGTTTGGACATCTCTAACGCTATCAGATGTACTTTGCTCGTACTCTTTACGCCTGCGTGATAGTCTGTTGCTAACTCTGCCTTGCCTTTCGTCCTGTTGAGTTATGGTGCTTGCCCCAGAAAGAATGGCGTCTTTTACCTCAGCAAGAGCTTTAAGTTCGTTTGTGCTCGCTTCCTGAATAGCGTCAATTATTGCGATACGGTCTTTATTCTCTTTCAAAATAACCTCTCTTTTACCAGCGCGATCAACGTTTCCCGGCTTGAGCTTTGTATTTTTCTTCTAGGGCTTTTGACATATGGAGTGCTCGCCATTGCGGTAATTGTTCAACGTCGCTAACGGGCTGATATCCATATAGAGTCAGGTTGTTAATAATGGTTAGCCATCCATTCAGATCTAATTGATGGGATAAACTCTCTATTGAGAAAGGGGACGTACAGTGTGGTTGTCACATCTGCACCCTCCTTAGCGTTTTTGCAATGTTGCGGAGGCAGGATCAGTCGGCTTGTGCCTCTCTCAATAGACATTTTCAGGCCGTGGCGTAGGTCTTTTTGCATAAGCTGTATGCGAGCCACAAGCGGTGTAAACTCGGTTTCAAGCGCCATGCTTTCAATGATGTCGAAGCGTCGGTTAGCTGCTTGAGTGAAGTCTTCCGGATCGTCGTCCAGTGCCGTGCATAAAGCGAGTTCTGCAATGCGCATACGGGCCACGCCTGCACTGTATTCAGGGCTTTTCATATCAGGAAGTGACGCACGCATACGTTCAAGGAGTTCCGCGCCTTTCCCGGTTAATGGTTTAAGTATCCAGTCAGTTGGTACACCGTTTACCGGTACGTTGGTTTTTACGTAAGGCGGTACAGTGAGTATCTCTACTGTTTGAGCCAGATCGCTCAGGTTTATATCGGCGTGATGCGTATTACCGCAGTGACTGCACTCATAGGAGTAAGTCATTACTGCATCGGGGCGCGAATTAACAAATATCCACCAAAGGGCAGTTCTGCGATCCTGGACTGTCCAGTAAGCACTGTCGTTAATTTCACCATCCTGCATAGAGTTAAGGTACTCTGTAGTAGTTGCCTCATCTTCTGCCGGGTTCAGGTCAGAATATTTCAGCGCATCCTTCACGGTAGGGGCGTGGAACTGAATTTCTGTCTCAGGACGGGAAGGCAATGGGAATTTTGGAATGTTCAAGTATTCCTCCGATAAGCAGATGTCTGTTTATTCGTTGGAGGATAGGTAGTGTGTGAAATTGGGTGGAGCTTTGTAATTCTTCTTTTTTATCCACAGGATAGATCCAATATATAGATCCTGATTAGATCCATATAGTACCAAATAGATCCCGTAGCTCTTCAGGCCGCGCCACATAAGGCTTTAACCACTATTCAGATGTGTGCTGGAGGGAAAATGATGTGTGCTGACGGGAAAAATATGTGTGCTGGAGGGTTTTACATGTGTGCTGACGGGATGTAGGATGTGTGCTGACGGGAAAAAAAGCCGGATATCCACTGTCGTAAACTTTATTCACAACATGACGGTAACTTATTGATGGATAAGTCATTTATCTCTGATATTCTTTATGCTGACATTGAAAGCAAGGCTAAAGAATTAACAGTTAATTCGAACAATACTGTTCAACCTGTCGCACTTATGCGGCTTGGTGTTTTCGTCCCTAAACCAACTAAAAAACAGGGTGAAAACAACGAGATAGATGCATCATCTGTTTTTTCCAAACTGGAAATAGCTCAAGCAGAAGGCTACGACAACATCAAGATCACTGGCCCTCGCTTGGACATGGATACTGATTTCAAAGTCTGGATTGGGGTAATCTACTCATTTAGCAAGTATGGCTTATCATCGAATACAATTCGCCTTTCTTTTCAAGAATTTGCAAAGGCGTGCGGATTTCCATCTAAGCGACTTGATGGGAAATTAAGAAACACGATCCACGATTCTTTAGGTCGGTTACGCAACAAAGGCATCTCATTCAAAAGAGGGAAAAGTGCTCGTGGAAGCTACAATACTGGCCTGCTTAAAACGGGATATTTTGGCTTTGAAACAGATGTCGTTGAACTGGAGGCTGATTCCAAGTTATGGGAAATCTTCCAGCTAGACTATCGGGTGCTTCTACAGCAACACGCACTTCGCGCTTTACCTAAAAAAGAAGCAGCCCAGGCCATATATACCTTTATAGAAAGCCTCCCGGCACGTCCAATACCTATTTCATTTGCCAGAATACGTGAAAGATTAGCCTTGATGTCATCGGTAAGTGAGCAAAACAGAACGATAAAAAAAGCTATAGAACAGTTAAAAACAATAGGTTATCTCGATTGCACCATTGAAAAGCAAGGTCGTGAAAACTTCATTATCGTTCACTCTCGGAATCCGAAACTTAAACCAACAGATTAAATGTGTGCTGAAGGGATAGTTTCATGTCTGGATGTGTGGTGGAGGGAATTTCAGAGGATTGCTTAGTTCAGATGTGTGCTGGCGGGATAAATGACGCTCTTTACATGCGAAATTCCCCTCCAGCACACATGTTGCCATTACCATTCCCTCTACAACACATCTTGAGCAATGGGGTTTCCCGGCAGCACACATTTAACGTAAACCTTTCCCTACAGCACACATAATTAAAGCATTTCAGAATTTGATCACTCCACTGATAGCCCCCTTTAACGCACTTGTAGCCATGCCCGCGGCACCGTTGACCAAAGCAGAAACACCTGAGCCTGCGGATGTGTATTTCTGGAAAGTGATTGGGTATGACAAGAACTCTGACACCTGATCACGTGAGCGTGTGATTTCCCCAAGTTGCGTAGGAAATACGCGCATTTCTTCTTCCAGTTCTTTTCCGCCGTCCTGAGTTACCCGGTAGACACGGATTTTCATCAGATATTCAGGAGGAAGGTTTATTGTTCCATCAGGATTTGTTACACGAGAACGACGCTCTTTGAACCAGTCCATGATCTTGCCATCTTCGGTATCCCTCACGGTCATAGTGACCGGTCCGGCGCTAACATAGGTTGGCTTGCTGAATTCTACGCTGCCGATCACCTTGCTTTCTGTCTCAATGTTTCCACTGCTGTAGGTGATATCCTTCACGAACATATCGAAGCCGTTCAGGCCATCCACTTCAACGGTCCACTGCCACCCCTGGGCGTAACGGATACGCATAGCGGCAGCAACAATATTTTTCCCGTAGGCAATATCGCTACTGTAATTCCCGCTTACCCCGCCGCCTGATATGGCTTTATCAAGAATGTCGCTAATGAGGTTGCTGGTGAATGATTTCGTGTTAAATGACAATGCGGTGGTCAACGTTCTACCAACGCTGCTGAAAATACTCACTCTGCGCCTCCAGCGTTAAAAAATGGTAGCCCCCGGAATAATGGCCCGGTTTGAGGACATTTTTTCCTCAATCTCCTGCACGCGGGCATATAGCGTGGCTTCATCGGGCAGATCGGAGTAGTCAAATTTCCCGTCGATGGACGCTCTACGCTGCCGGGCGACATTTCTTACATTGATAAGCGCCTCCAGATATTCCTCCAGCATTCCAATGATTGCAGGAGGCACTTGCCATTCATCCAGCTTTCTGTCGCGTAGATTAACCAGATACAGCATTCGAAAAGGCCAGCGTTCTGAACCTGTTAGTTCTAATTCAATAAATCCGGATAATTCATCCGAATAGACCAACAAGCCGTTGTTGTCGGTAACCTGAACCAGAGAGAGATAATCTTCTGGCAACGGGATTGCAGTACCACCAGCTTTTTCAAGTTTTAACGTTTTCACTACCCCTGCCCTGTCCTGATACGTGGTCAGAGCTTTGATCAGGAATGCTTTCAACGTTTCTTCTTCACGCACAAGCAGCGGATTAAATCGCTCTTTAACGCTTTCTAATAATTCAATTGGTGTCATTGTTGCCTACAACTCAATAACAAGGATGTTCCCGCCACAAGGGCGGGATAGGGATTATTCCGCCCAGTTGTAAACAATGCGCAGAGAAGGTTTGAACCGCCCCGGGTTTCCTGGAGAGTGTTTTATCTGTGAACTCAGGCTGCCAGATCATCGTTTCCGATGGAAGCATAATAAGCTTTTTCTGCTTCTGCCGGAGGAGTATGGCCCAGCCTTCCCAGCAATCGTCGATTGTTATACCAGTCCACCCACGTTAGTGTGGCCAGTTCCACTTCTGCACGGTTTTTCCAGCTCTTACGGTGTATTACCTCCGCTTTGTAAAGACCATTGATGCTCTCAGCCATCGCGTTGTCATACGAGTCGCCTGTACTCCCTGTTGATGCCAGTAATCCGGCTTCTTTTAGTCGCTCCGTATAGGCCAGTGACACATACTGAGAGCCTTTATCGCTGTGATGGATGGTGCCAGACGGACGACGGGCCCACAACGCCTGCTCCAGCGCATCCAGCACGAATGTCGTTTCCATAGACGATGAGACCCGCCACCCCACGATGTATCCGGCAAACACATCAATGATAAACGCCACATAGACGAAGCCCTGCCATGTGCTGACGTAAGTAAAATCAGCCACCCACAGCTGGTCAGGTCGTTCTGCCACGAACTGACGGTTTACGCGGTCGCCTGCGGCAACGGCTTTCCGGCTGATGGTCGTACGGACCTTTTTACCCCGGAGAACACCGGCAAGTCCCATAACCGCCATGAGACGTGCCACTGTACATCTGGCCACCCTGATTCCTTCCCGTAACAACTGACGCCAGACTTTACGCACACCGTACACCTGATGATTTTCATCGTATACGCGCTGTATCTCTCTCTTCAGCCAGTCGTCGTGCTGCGCACGGGCACTGCGTTTATCCGGATGATGTCGCTGTTGCTGACAATGGTAATACGTTGACGGGGCAATATGCAGTTCGCTGCATACCGGTCCGACCCCGTACTGCTCACGCAGCTTATCCAGCAGTGGCATCATTTTTTCCAGAGGCGGTCGAACTCCGCCTTCGCAAAATAAGCGGAAGCCTGGCGAAGGATATCGTTACTGCGGCGCAGTTCACGATTTTCACGTTCCAGCTCTTTCAGACGCTGACGTTCAGCGCTGGTGAGCCCACCATCACCGCCCCCGGTATCCCGCTCATGCTGGCGAACCCAGACACGCAGAGTCTCCGGCGTACAGCCAATCTTTGGGGCAATGGAACAAATTGCCGCCCACTGTGAGTCATATTCATCCTGACTTTCCAGAACCATACGAATCGCCCGCTGACGGACTTCGGGGGAAAAACGAGTATTTTTAGTCATCCTGTTTACCTCTTTCTCAGGGAGTTTAGTCTCCAGGATTTCCGGGGCGGTTCAGTTTAACGACCGCCGTTACGTCTTCGGATGAGAAATCCACGGCGTCGGAATACACTTTGCAATGAGAATATGTGCGGATCAGACCTTTATGGTTACCGCTATTCGATTCAGCCGCCGCCTGTAAGGTAATTTCCAGATATTCTTTTCCGTATACCATCTGTTTTACAGCGGCGAGAACTGCGCCTTCGATAGTTTCCGCGCATGTGACCTGAAATTCACCAGAGTTGCGTAATGGTCCGTGCTGGTTGAATTTCATGCCACCAGGGGCGTAATCCTCCACATCTTCACGTGTCATTTCTGGTAACTGAGCTGTACGAACTAGTACAGACAGATGTTCGTAACCCTTAATGGTCATCCAATATTCAGAACCAATAAGTTTTTCGCCTGCAGCCAGGTTTTTATTAAACCGGGATTTTAGAAAGGCCATATCGGCTTTTGTATTTGCAAAACCGGACATAAATACTCCTACACAAAAACAGATGAGATATTGCTACGGTTGATCGATGTGTTACCGCTGCATTGCAGGGTTACCGTGTTATGAGTGAAATAGCCTTCCGGTGTGCGCGGGGCGTCCAGTTGGTAACTCACGCTTTTGATAACAACGTCGGTAAGGGCTATGTTCCTACCTATGTTTAACGTTACTGTCTCCGGGCGACGACCGAATGGCGCTACATTGTTCAGTTCCGGCGATTCCATCTTCAGCAATGCTGTAATGGCTGCGTTCACTTCAAGTTGCGCGTTCGTTGTCGCCATGAAATCAATTACCAGATTAAATTCAGGCGGTTGCTGACCTTCCCAAACAAGCATTGAGTTGAAGAGGGTTTTTGTTGTTACGCCGGTTGCGGTCTGAAGCGTATCTGCAAGAGAGCCAGCCGCAGCGCTAATACCGCCAAGCAAACCTCCTACTGACTGGTTTTCAAATGGTGATTGCCACATTGATGACAGTTCTGCGGTAGATCCTTCACCGATATAACCGACGACCATATCCTCTGAAGAGAGGATATAAACCTTCATTAACGGACTTATTCCGTCAGGCATTATCGCGCCGCAAATCAAACGCTATTTCTCCCAGGTAGAGGCCACCTTTGCAGGTGGCCTGTGTCACTTACAAACCGCGTTTTTTGCGAATGCGCATTGATTTTTTGCGGTTGATATTCGCTACGGATGTATGTGCTTTGCGGCGTGCTTTTTTCAGCGCCTGTTTTTGCAATGACGTCATGCGGCGAGGACGCGGGCGTTTACGGATGATGGTAACCTTGCCATCACGAACCACTTTTTTACGTACCGCTTCCAGCATTGCGCTATCACCACCAGCAACGGTGTAAATGGCAATAGCTGTTTCCATCATGTCGGTGTCGCTTTCGGAAAGAGCGTCATAAACACGTTCGGCAGCTGAGTCATCTTCATCGTCGATCATTTCGGTTACATCGTCCTGATCAGCGCCAAGCGCAACAGCTGCATCAGCAAGAGCTGCGAGAGCATCGTTATAAGCATCGATTTGCTCATCGGTGAAATCGGTGTCTTCATCGATATCAGCCAGGCCAGCCATAGTGATTGCTAATGCATCAAATGAGTCAGCCTCCGGATCACCATCTTCAACCCAACCAGCAAGCATGGACGCTGCCAGGCTGCGCATATCACCTTGTGCACGGGATTCAACCGCTTCCATCATCGCGGTTTCAATGTCGTCTTTGGGCTTTGGTTGAGTGTCCTTTCCTTTCTGTCCTGCGCTTTCCAGCATGGCGTTATCATTATTGTCCTGCGTGGATTTATCACCGCTTTCAAAGCAGCCAGAACCGAAAATCGCACGCATAAAAGGATCAGCAGTATAATTTTTCATATTCAAACCTCTTTCCCCCGCATCATTTAGCGGGGGGTTATAAATCAGCGCATCAGAATTGGCTTACCGACGATTCGGCGAGCTGTACCGGTCGGACAAACAGACCAGGACACTTCCCACAGATCGATGTCCTTTTGGACAACCTGAACAACATATGGATCTTCGCCCTGGGATTTGTCACGTGGAGTAACCAGCGCACCGGCTGCAACGTAACGGTCAAGCAATTCAGTCATTGCTT